TTTAATTCTGTTTGACATTAAGCCGCACTCAGGAATGACATACAATCGTTCTTCGATTGCCTGTATGTCCGTGCAATCATCCGGATTATCGTAATAATCTACCCAAATCACTTCTTCGTCAAATACACGGCCTACTCGTTTTACACCTGCTGGCGCGTCAAACTCCAACGGCGCCGTTAGTACTTTAATTTCATCGTCAATATTTACAGCGATTGTACCTTTTTCAAGCCTAATTCTGTACGGCGTCTTATGCTCTGCGCCAACAATGACTGACCAAGGCGGGGCAATCATGGTACGAATGTACTTGCCTGGCTCAAACGAATGTAAGTACTGAACATCGGCTTGAGGCATCTGTAATAAAGCCTCTTGCAACTTCTCTACTTTTTCACGCAAAGGCACTACAGGTAGGAAATTAAACCCTTTGCCATATGTAACGGTGACGGTATGGTGCATTAGCTTGAAATTTCACGGCCGTTAGACCGAATATTGATGGAACTAGCGGCGCTGGCGATAGTAGATATAAACCCGCCTGGCTCTAGCGCTTGCCCCACAATCTCAGGAAACCGATACGTTTCGCCTGCCAATAGGCTTTTAGCCTTAACGATCAAGTTGTTATTGCCTGCCGTACCCGCTACCGTGACGAGGTTTACGCTAATCGTAGCCGTAGAACCGCTATAGTTAGTAGCCGTAAACCTGTCAATAATGGTCGTGATGTTGTTCCCCGCAGTGTATTGCGTAGTCTGCGCATCTTCAGCGATCTTGGCGGGGATCAGAACCTTGACGTAGACGGTCATTGCTTACTCGTAAAGAATGTTGATTGAGCCAGCATCGAATGTGTCTGTGCCGTTTACTGTAGTAATACGAACACGGTCTAATACGCCTGACAAAGCAATTGTGCCGCCCATGTAATCACACCTTGCTTCATTACCCCTGCCAACAACAGCAGAAGCCGCCCATGTATTACCTGTTAATAAACAAATTTCACATTTTCCAAATAAAGTTGATGCCACCGCAACTGACCCAGCAACTTGAAATCCAGTTGATAAACTACTTGTTGCGGTAGCCCCGCTAATAGTCGTTGCTAAAGTTCCTGTATAACCTGAAGTTGTAAAACTTGTTGAACCAGCCTGAACTATAATTGATGAAGTTCCATTAGTAGAAACACCAGTAAACATCACAGTAATCCGTTTAGCCCAGCTAGGAATACCAGTAAAATCAATGCTTGTACCACTTGTAGAAGCTACGGCAGTTCCAGCGACAAAAGCCCCTGAGTTATCTTGTACACCTGTAGTACCGTTAAGGACTAATGGCATATTACACCTCTGCTTTCAAAGCCCGTAATTCGTCTAAAGTTGTAGCGGTGATGTTAGTAATATCACGCAGTCTTTGTTTTTCAGCAACGATAGCAGCAGTAGCTTTACCTTCTTCTAAGGCTCGCTGAAACGCTACATCTTGTGCGGCTAGAAGTGGAGTACGCTCTGCTCGTAAACGGGCTTTAGTAATCTCTACGGCTTTGGCAAAGTTTACGGTAACAGAAGTAGCATCCATTTCCCACGCATCGTAGAAGTCGTTGTCACGGGGTAGGTCTGTTAGATTAACAATTCGTGCGCCACGACCTGCTGGTACATCTTTGGTCATTACGGCATCAATGCTAATTTCGCCAGTGGGGATGCAGGTAGATACTCCACCGTTATCGTTAGTAAAAATAATAGCTTGTGTCATTTTAATTTGTCCTTTTAAAAATTAACTAAATACTGCAGCATAAGAAGTGCCTGGGTCTGTAAGCGCATTAGATGGTCCATTTCTTCCAATTAACCCAAAAGCAGAAGTTGTTTTTGTGGATGTATTCTGTACCATATATAAACCGTTACCACCACCAACACCTGAAGATGTTACTACTGCATAATTAGCATTTGACATAGCGTTTGTCATGTTTACAGTATATGTTCCTGTGCTTACATAAGTTACAGAACTTACATTGTAAGAAGCAATAACAGATGTGCTACCGGTATTTGTAAAGTTTACCCAAGCCTTTGCAGAGCCTTGAATACAGTTAGTTGCAGAAGTGCTATTAGTGCCGTCTGAGAGCGTTGATATTGTTAGTGTGCCAGCCATGATTTATCCTTATGAACCGTAAATTACAACATTCATATATGTTGCATTTTGATTCCAGTATTTAAGCCCTATTTGTGTTGTTGAGTATGTACCATTGTATTGGGCATTAAGAGCAGTACTATTGCTTGCACTATTAAATCCACCAGCAGTGGCTACGGCAGCATAATTAGTATTTACCATTGCGTTTGTAAAGTTTATTACCCAATCTCCTGTACCATTTACAGTTACTGAAGAAACATTAAATGAACCATTTATTGCGCCTGAAGTGTTTGAATTTCCACCCTGAAATATAACCCACGCTTTAGCAATACCAGTCATGCCGTTCTGTGTTGCAAGAACTCCGCTACTGTCATTTAAAGTAGATACACCGTTTATTGTCGTAACATTTAAAGTACCAGCCATAATATTTTCCCTTGTACCCTTTAGGGTGTTAGACGATGACCCAAGTTGAACCAGTTGGGATAGCTACTGTTACGCCCGTATCGATTGTGATCGGCCCCGCCGACATAGCATTACGACCTGTAGTGATTGTATAGTCTGCTGTTACGGTTTGTTGATTTTCAAAGAAAATTTGATTAGTACCACCGCCCGTAGCACCGCCGCCAATATCTGACCATAGATGCGCTACATAAGTACCTACAACCGTAGCGTTGCCACCTGGGTTTGACGCCATTGTGTAGCTAAATGAAGTAGCGTTAATGTACGTAATATTGTACGAACCGTTATATGCAGCAGGCGTAGCGCCTGTAACGGTGATGTAATCGCCATCAGACAAGCCGTGCGGGGTAGCTGTAGTCAAAATAGCCGTTACAGTGCCTGTCAATTGCAAGGTTGAGATGGTTTGACCAGTTACAGAAATATTACCTTCATACTCATCAGTTGTACTGTTGTAGCGGATCATGCCGTCTACGGGCTGATCGGTGCGGTCAGCCGTTGGCCCAGCAGGGATTTGCATCTGGGTAACGCCGTTAAAAGTAACGGTGCCAGTTGCAGTTAAATCAGTAAATACGGCGGTTCCAGGGGCAATATTGCCAATGGTGACGCCGTTTATGCTACCGCCAGTAATGATGACGTTGCTAAAGTTAATACCTAAATTGATATTGTCTACAGTCCAAATTAAAGCATCTGCACTGTCCCTTAATATAAATTTATACGCATTGGCAGGTAAAAGCCAAAGATTACATTCGCCCCTAGAATCCAAAATAATCGGGTTAGTATTGCTAACGGTGCCAGTGGAATCTTGATACGTAGCTAGCGGCGTAGAAGTACCCGCAGCGTATGTATAAACTTTACCCCCTACTAACGGTACGCCAGCAGCAGTAAAAAACTGCTGTTTGGGGGATGGAGTTAAAAATGTTGTCATAAATTACCTCGTAACTTTTGCGCTAGTGTATCAGAAGGGTGAGCATAAAAAAGCATATTTAGTCAGCAGACGGTGGGCCAAGTTGCAGATCTGTTAAAGAAATAGAATTTCTACCCGACCCAGTTAATGTGTATAAATTAAAGAAAAAACGATACCATTCATTAGAAATTAATCCAGTAGCGGGGTCTATTAAAGGAACCCGAGGCGCGGGGATTGTCGTTAAAGTGTTAGGCATTTGTACCACTCAAAATTAGTTCGGCGCCCATAATAACGATCTTATTTGGGTCTGTACCTGAAATTTCATACACTCGGTCACGCAACTTAAGCGTCATACCAAGGCGGCGCCAAATAGCCCGGCGGTAATACTCACCTATTTTGCCAACAGAAACCCAATGCTCGTTTGACCAAGTATGGCCGCCGTCATCTGACCAACGAAGCATTACTTGTGGGTCTTGCGCTTGCCCAGTGTCTGTACCAACGCCTGATTCGCAGTCAAGCTGTAATGAGTGCTGCGCGGTACGTTTTAGGTTGTTAGTGCCTGTGGGGAGCGCTCTCCAAGAACGAAGCCATTTTTGCACTGCACCATTATCATCATAGACGTTTAAGTCAAACGCATAAATGTTACCGTTTAAGTAATCGCCAACAATGGTTTGGCTCTCAAAATTCATTTGGCAGTTTGAACGATGGCGGGTAAAAAAACCATCTTCAAAGCCTGCACGTTCATGCCAAGCGCCTGTAGCTACGTCAAACACCCAGGTCTTATTAACCGTTGGGAATATCAAAACGTAGAACGCATGGCCTTCTTGCTGGTACGTGTACGCAAGCGCGTTAGACACGTCGCCGTAACTTTGAATGGCAAACTCAACAGCATGGGTAGATACGCGTTTACCCCTATAACCTTCACCACGGTAAACAATGCCGTAGCCACGGGGGTCGCTACCAAGCCAAAACAGCGTGTTATCAAGTTTTGCTACTGAGTAAGGGGCTATGCACCCTAACTCGTTAAAAGCGCCTTGGATGCGCGCAAAAGGGAAGTTAGCGGTGCCTGCGTTGTACCAGACTTCAATGGTGTCTGTACCAAACACCCAAAGCTCGCGTTGGTCTACGTTAATAGCTTGAACTAAGTCGGGCGCGCCTTCAGCACTAGCAAACGCCAAAGGCTCAATGATAGTGCCGTCAAATATCTCCGTAACCCACAGCTTTTGGCTGTTTGGCTCATTAAACACAAAATAACCATCTAAATAGCCTACAGTTACTGCGCCAGGAAAGTCTGGGTCAGTAATTTGTACAAACGTATTGGCAACCTCGTCGTAGATAAACCCGTCAGGATTACAGGCAAAAAACAGTTGAGTGCCGTTATCCGCAATGGATACGGGGCCTGAACCCGTTACGTTACCTAACTTTGCGGCTTGATAGCTAGCATCAATTTTAAAGACTTCATTACCAGACACAACGTAGGCGTCTGAGCCGTTAGTTTGATGCGACCATAGGGCGCGGATTGGGCCTCTGCCAATAGTGGCGAGCTTACGCATCCCTGGCGTCCTGTTTAAAAAGCCGTTTTCTTTACCGGCATCCGGCGTAGCTTCTGGGAACAAATTTATCATTACGTTGTCCGCAGCATTGATGCTACGGGCTACGTAGGATTGACCAAGAATGTGTGACTTCACTAGAAGTTACCTGCGTAAATGTTAAAGCGCTGGCGGGTCGCTACTAGGCTGTATGGCAGAGCCATGATGTCGTCTGGGTTGTTAATGCGCTTCAGATTGCGCTTAGAGGTCATAGCGACGCGCAAAACCTGTGGGCTAGGCTCAACCCCAAACTCAGCGGCAAGCTCGCAGGCGAGGCTGTATTTAAACGCCCGTAGGTAGCCTAACGGCATAGTGATGTCGGTAGCCAAAGTAGGTACGGACATTAATGGCTCGACCGACACAAAATGGAACTCTAGTGGTTTTGTGGGTACGGGGTACACGTAAATCTCAATGTCAGGAAAGGTCATATTGACCCACATGACTTGTGGATAGGTTGAGGTAACGGTTTTAACCGCAATACCGTTGTATTGCTGTTGGTTAATTAGCTTAATACCATACGAGATGTTATTGGCTGGGTCACGGAAATAAGTAGCATCATCTACCAAAACTGGGCGTTGACCAACTAGCGTACCAGTAGGGCCAAGGGTGTTAGATATTTCGTTAGGCAGCCAAGTCTTAACCTGGTCTTGGGTAGCAAACACCGACAAACGCTCGGTATTCCAACTGTCAATCATCTGGTTTAAAACGCTTAAAGCGTCTTGTGACGTAGCCGCAGAAGGCGTTTCGCTTTCGGCTAACACACCTAGTAAGCGCAATGCGCCGTTGATTTGTTCGTTAGCCGTGGTCATAGCTACCCCTTAATTAAGCAGATTTACGTCGTGTCTTTGGTTTAAGTGTGTTTACTTCTTCTTCTTCGACAGCGACTGATTCTTCAACCGCAATTTCGACCACTTCAACTACGGGAGTTGGCGTGTCAATAGTATAGCGTGTCCAGCCGTTTTGTTCATCAAATTCGGCTTCTTGTTCCATTGTGGCAATTTTGTTGCCGTGGTCAGGGTGTTCTAAATAGATGAGTGGCATATTGGTTAGGGGGTGTTTAGCCCCCTATTTTTACAAAACGTGAATTACAGCAAAATTAATCACAACAGCTTCAGACAGCGAACCACCTGAAAGATTACGCAACGTGATTGTGCAGCTTCCAGTAGCTTTGCTAGAAATCCAGCAGTTGTACCCGCCAGCAGTAGCGCCAGAAGCCACGCTTAGAATTACAACATCTTTAGCTGTGATAGTGCTGTTAGTCAAAGTAAACGTAACATTTGTGGCGTTAGCCAAAGCCGCGTTGTTCGTAGTGATTTGACCAGCAGACTTGTTTAGAGTTACGCCTGTAGACTTGTCTGTCAATTGAGTCACGGTACCACTTGCTTCTGCGGTATAGCCCAACTCACCACCAGACATTACAAAGTTAGACCCAATGATGTCTTGATCTTCAAAAGCAACGCCAATTGGTTTGGTATTAGAAGACATAATTTTTCCTTAAAGAGAAACCTGCCCCGAAGGGCAGGGTATTTCATTAGCTAATACGGTATGCAGTCCAAGAACCTTCGCCTGTTTTACGGGCGCGGAAATGACCTGAAGTTGAAAGAGCTACCGCAGCAGCGCCGACGATTGTCCAACCAGTACCAACCGCCAAAGTAACTGCATCGGCTGCGTCGGTATTGACAATAAAAAAGTCAAACGCTGCGTCTACTTTAGCTGCGCTAGAAGTGTCAGCTTCAAGCAAAGCTACTGTTGGCAGAGTTAAGTTGCCAGCCGTACCGTTGAATACAAACAAACCGTTTGCTAATTCAGCAGCGGTCATTGTTGCAGCAGCAGCTACAGCAGTTGGAGCGCCTTGTACGAACAACAATGCTTCGCCAACGCTACCGTCATTAAATTGATACCCACCTGCACCATTTGGTAATGCCATAATAATTCTCCTAAATAAATTTGAAAGCCCCCGCTTGCGCGGGAGCAGTTAGATTAGCCAAAAATACGGCAGGCCATCTGTGGACGGATTGTGCTATAGCCATAGAGAACGTCAATACGGCAAGGCAAACGGTCATTGTTAATGTCGTATTGGCGAACAATACGCATTGAAATACCGTTGTGAACTTGACGTGAAGCCATGTCTACGCCCTGTGGCATCAACAAGTCAGCGGTCGCAAAAGTGATCGCATCTTTGTGGTATACCAAGTTCTGAGCGTATTGACCTTGAGCGTTACCCAACATTGTTACTACAGCAGAAGCCGCAGGCAATGCAGATACAGTAGCCAAGGCTTGAGTAGCTGAGAATAGCGCTGGGCTAATTGACAAAGTAGCTGT